GATAAATAAGTGAAGAATGGAGACTGTTTCGGAGCGAGTTCAGCAACTTTTTCGCCAAAATTGTACATTCGTCTTGAATGATCAATCGAGCTTGACTGCATACCTGCACCTGAACTGATGCTATATACGTTTGCCATAGTTAACTCCTATTAGTTTTTAACTCCAAGGGTTCTGTTTATCATAGTCAGCAATCATGCTGTCTATAATCTTATCTTCCATAGAACCCTCATTCTGTCTACTTTGAGAAGGCATAACCCCCATTGATGCAGGTATTTGCTGTGCCCTCTTCACTTGCTGAAAATCTCCCGAAGGAGCTGCTTGTGTTTGAGGGGAGCCATAACCCTTATCAGTGGCATATAATTTCCAAAGATTATCAATACTGATAGAAGAAGGATCAGACATAACTCGAATAAAGTCATCTGCAACATTCTGGTCAACTTTAAATTGACTCATAACTTGCTTTCTGACTCCATCAAGTTGTTCTACCTGCTTCTGTTCAGCTTCACGACGCTGGATATCATCTGTGCGTTCTTTCCTCAACTGATCACGCTCATCTTGCATCATAGCCATTTGGTACTCAAACTGTAAGTTTTTGTACTCATCCATGTCATCACGCCAAGCCTGCTCCTGTTGAGCAAATTTAGCACTATCAGAAGATGGATCAGCCATCGCTTCATCCATTGAAAAATTATAAGGTTTCTGCGGTTTCTCGGGTGGAGCTGGAAATTCTTGTTCAGGTTCAACTTCAGGTTCTTCCTGCGGTTGCTGAGGTGTCTGTTGAGTAGCTATTGTATTAAATTGCTGCTGCAACTGATCACGCTCATTACGCATCTTATCAGCCTGAGATTGCCAATACTGATACCGAACTTCATCATTGCCCATTTCTGGTGGGCTTGAAGGTTCTTCTTGGGGTTGAGCTACTTCCTCACTTGGAGTCTGTGCACCAACGTCCTCAAAGGCTTCCGAGACACTACCTTGTTCTCCACCGAATATGACATCATCAACTAAAGAACCCTCTTGTTCTTGTAGATCAACTGAATGAGTTTCTACTAGAGGGGTATCTACTATCTGTTGTTCTTCAGCCATAGTATTCTCCTATTTTTAAGACTGCTTCTTCTTAGGGCTCGAAGAAGGTGAGCCTGCTTTTGAAGCAGCATCCGCTACTTCTTTTTTAGTTTGCCCTAAAGCGTCATCTAGGCGTTTCTCAAATAGAGTGCCAGACATTTTAGCCCGATTAGAAGTTGCCTTCAGATCAGACTTCGTCTTTTCGATTTCGGCTTTCATCTTGGCGTGATATACTTCACGCTCTCTCGTCTGCAGGTCACCCTGCATTTGGTTGATTGTTTCAGTTGCCTGCTCTAATTGCGATTGCAACTGCTGTATCAAATCTGTTCTTTGCAAGACGCCTTCCATATCAAAGACTTCCGTCTTCTTTAAGACTTCTTGCTTATCAATAATACCTTTTTCGTAAGCATCCATGTACATTTCAAGCTGTGCCATCCTATTTGTAGGCATGGTAGAACCTGTAACTACTACTACATCGTACTTTCCGACAGTTATATCATTTAAAACTTTAATCTCCCCAGACTTATCATCGAATAATTTCTTATTTATAGCATACTCAGTCATTGAGTTATTCGGTTGCAATAACCTAATGATCTTCTGAGTCGTGTATAATTGTTGCATCATAGGGATAGCTACCTGTCCTATTCTATTTAGACCAGCTTCTATATCAGCAAGCTTACTTTTCATCTTCCTCTGACCAAATTCATCAAGACTTACCGTAGCTTTGTAAGTATGAGGAGCAACTTGAGAGTTACCCATAGTCATTTCATAAAGGCCAAGCTGATGATCAATATCATTCTTAGCTGTATTTTCATTAGAATACAATTCATTCGGTAGGGGAGTTGGCTGAACTGGGGTTGGTTGGCCCTGATCAAAGTCTACTTCGATGGCTACTCCGGGCTGGGCCCACTTCTGCTCAAACTCCCTCATATCTACCGAACCTGATGGTATCAAAATCTTTGTATTCGTACTCGTGGTCGCATGGGCAATAATCAAACTTCTCGTTTTATTGATATACTCTTGCATACCTTTTACCATGCGAACATCCGACATAGGGTAGGGGGTACGAGTATGCTGATTCATAAAGAATATAAGAGGATATTGATCAATAGGAAGGATACGAGAATATAGATGCTTATCGCCCATTATGACACATTGTTTAATTCTTTTCGTTGGAACTTTTACTACCTCTATTTGGCCCTGATCTACTAAGTCTTTGAAAGTAATCTCCTGCACATCGGGTTCCTGAGGCAATTCTAGATTCCCCTGAGCCCTGCCCTCTTCTACTTTCTGAGCATACATCTGCTGAAGTTGCTGTATAATTTGCTTTGCCTGTTCTGGTTCAACTATCACTTGTCCCTGAACAATCCAAGCAGGTTGCTGTAGGTATTCAGTATATTCTTTTTCATCTAATAAATCTTCATCCCCAGTCATACTCTCAAATACACGATAGTGATCTATTAATAATGGATAATATCTTTCATATCCTCTAATATATTCATCACTATCACCGAAACTAACTAATGTTTGAGTTTGTGGAGTCTCGGGCCAAGTCGTTTCACCATCATCTTCCCTACTAGTTGTAGGTCTGTCTGTCATAAAATTATCTGTAGTCGCATTACTAATAGCCTTAGCATACATTGGATACAATGCTTTTGCCTGATCCTTTGTATAGAGTCTCGATATAATTATATTTTCTGCATCACCTGCAAATGGGTCACGAGAATTAGGATCAATATAAACATCTAATGGGTCTATATCATGTATACATACTTCTCCCTTACCCATATCCATCATAGGATCAACATAGACAAGTGCACACCCCATACCAGTTACATAGTAATCATCGACTACCCGTCTTAACATGGTATTACCTTCAGAAACTGACCACATATATTCAAGTAGCCCATTTATTGCTTGAGCTACTTTATTATCACTATCTTCTCTTGGGGAGACTCTAAATGAAGGCTTATTAGCAGTAATAAGTGCTTTCGCAGCTTCAACTGCTGGATGGATACGATTTACTACTATAGCAGCTTGTCCACGCTCCTCTAGTATACGTTTTTGGTCAGAAGTCCATTGTTTTCCAAGTCTAAACTCCTTATCTTCTTGAGCATGAGCTGCCCATGTTTCCCGCTTTTGTGAGTATGTTTTCCACAGTTGCTGGGTTTCATCAACGAGTTTTTTACCTGATTTTGCAGATTTTGAGTTGTAAGCCATCATTAAATATTACAACCTACATAGTCAACCAGTCAAGTATTTTATTTCTTTTTACTTCAAGTTCTGCTTTAGGGTCAAATTCATCAGATTTTACCCTACATGGCCTTGATCCCTCCAAAGCTGTCCAAATAGCATCCATTATATCATCATTCTTACCTTTTGGATAAGATAAGAACTCTTGCTGAGCAGTTAAATCCTGAGGTCTAAAGAAAAACTCACCCTTCGCAAGAGCAGGAACCAAGGATAAGAGCCTCTCACTTTTCCTAGTCCTAGGTTTTACACCCTTCTCTAGACCGGGAATGTATAGATTCTTTTCTAGCATAATTGCCCTTGTCGCACTTCTTAACGCTTCTTGGTATGCAACGGTTTCAATTTTCATTCTCTTTGGATGGTATCTTTCATAAATGTCAATAATCTTTTGAGGTTGTTCCGCAGGATCGAGTCTTTTCCTAAAAATGTCGACAATGTACTTATTATTATCAGCATCAATAGCAACGGTAGCAATAACAAAAAAGTCAGCACGGGCACTAAGACTAGATGCAGGGTCAACTCCCGTATAGAGTTCAACGGGTATAATTTTCTTCTCATCACTTATACTCCTTACCAAACACGATTGGTCATTTATCATTTCGTAGTCGTAATGATGAAGTTTTATGTAATCTGGCTTAAAAGGAGCATCATCTGGAGACTGAGCAATATTCATGTATTCCTGATAGAATCCATTAATATTCCCCACACTCTCAAATTCACTCTTTATCTGAAGGATTCTCTTCTTAGGGAACCTCTCAGGCCAGATACTCTTCTCATCATCGTCCCAGATACTATACCATAAAACATTCCAAGCGGGACTATCTTTAGCCCAATATAAGAAACAATCCTCAGAAATAACAGTACCAATCATAACAATCCTTCCATCATCAGAGAGAGAAGGTATAACTGCTTCTGTCATCCATTTCCTATTCTTTGTCCGAGCTTCAGCGGTAAGTGCATTTAATTCAGATTCGAAATCGTCTACAATAATAACATTAGGTCTCGTATCTCCCTCAATGAATCCACGAACTCTTTGACCAGTCCCCACAGCAACAATACGAGCACCATTCTTTAATATAATGTCAGAACCAGTCCATCTTCGGGCAGTGCTTGAACCAAAATCACCAAATATATCAATAAAGTTCTCACTATGATCCAAATGATATTTTATACGACTCAGAAAGTTTATAGACTGAGCCTGCGATTCTGATATTATTACAATAAATAAATCTTCTTCTGGCTTCTTATAAGCCAATTTATACATAGGATAGATAAGACTACACACAGTGCTCTTAGCTGTTCCTCGAGGTGCAGCAATCAAAACACGTGCCATATCATAGTCTTTTAGATATTTATATATATTACGATGAAAAGGTGGCGTGTCCTTAGCAAGAGCTTTTGGGAAGCAATATTTACCAAACCATCCTATATCTCGCTGGAATTCTTTCTTCTCCTTAGCGAGAGCATAGACTGCTTCGTAATCAGTATTTGGGCTTTGAAGCCCGTTTTGACTTATAGCTTCCACGTTTTTTCCTTTTAACTACTTTCTTCTTCTTCTTCTGCATGCGGTTCCACCCCATGAGTTTCCTCCGTTTGAGTTGCTTTAAACAATTTCTTCTGCTCCTGAATATCTGCCAAGGTATTCTGAACAGTAGATGCTTCTATCTGTTTAGTAGTAATTACCTTGTTCTTATTTTTCATACTATTCATATCCATAAGTCTATCAAGTACAGATATAGCTATCTTGGGATCACCCTCTGGGCCCATTTTTTCATCGGCATCCCAATCCATTACTTTATCTAATACTGCAGCTAATGCTTTTGCAGTATCCATTTTACCTATAGGAAACTTATCTAGAATCTGATCTAGTTCTTCCTTTACCATATCTCCAAACTCCTTTGTTCTTATCGTTCTTGTTATATGATGTTTTTTACTTCTCCTTATAGGGCCATATACTAAACTAATAGCCCTCTCTTTAGTCATACCCGGCTGTGCCATATAGTATGCTAACTTCTGAAAATGATACTTTCCCTTTATATACTTACCACGATTATCTTTTCCAGACAATGTATAGTTATTTAGACGCCCCGTAGATTTAACAGAGGCATCTTTATTGGTCATAATAGCCAATCCCCAAGGATATTTGACCTTTATCCTACCAGTTTTCAATGTGCTCTTCTTGAGGCATAAGGATACTTCTCCCTCTTCAGTTACACCATACTCACCCTCTTCTGCTAAGAAAGGGTGCTTATAAGACAAACCCAGCTCATCAGCTTCTTCCGCTGTATAAACTGGGTATTCTTTACCTGAGGTTATCTCTATTCGCACAAAGTACGATTAAGACTTACCCTTACCACGCTGGGTATAGGTGCCCCGAGTTATAACTGGGGTCTTCTTTTCTGCCTTCTTAGCAGGTTTTTTAGCCGTCTTTTTCTTATCGTCAGCCATTACTTACTCCTTAATATTCCCTAACTTTAGGGTCTTTTTTAACTTTAAAACCTAATCTTTTCATCTTCTGCCTCTTACTTTCAGCCTTATTAGCTAATCTGACCTGAGGCTTCGGATTATTTTTAGCAGCTTGTTTCACTGCCATACCAGCTTCTTGAATCTTAACTTTTGGCATTACATTCTTTACTCTATTCAAAGCATGTGATTTATTTATTTCCTGTAAAAACGCCTTTGGTGCCAATTGAGTCCATCCTTTTTTTCGAACTGACTTCTCTAAGAGTCCTTGTGCTACAGAAGAAATACCTCTTTTTCCCAAATGTGTTTTCCATAAAGCTGCTAATGCCTTTGAAGTCGAAATTATATTTACTAACGACATATCTACTCCCTTATCTCAAAATGTACGAGATCGTCAAACTTATTGTCCTTTGTTTTGGTATCTTGATCCCAGTCACCGCCCCAACGGATATTCAAACCCATTGATTTAGCGACTCCTTGGACATATCCTGCAAAATAATGCATCCTCTCCCTATCTTCCCAATCTATAGGATAAGGAATCACATCAACAGCGACACTAGGAGTCTGATTATGCTTACCCTTTGGGTAACGTAATTTACTATTACCCTTATCATAAGCAGCATTTTGCTTCTCTTTACCCCTATGTCCTTCTAAAACTGTGCAATCAAACCCCGCCACAACTCTTTCGAACAATGTCTGGAGCTTTCTATCGCAAGTAATTAGCCTACGCATACTTCTATTACTAAATCTAGGCATTATTTTACCTTTCCTTTTAAGAAATTAAGATCATCTGTCACGTCATTCATTTCCTTTATCATGTCTTCGTGCCTTCTATCCCTAGTTTCGTCTGATCTATTCCATCTATCGATTAATTTTATGCAAATATCCTCGATATCATCGAGCTTCGTCATTAGTCTCTTCTGTAAGAACATTACCTGTCCACCAAAGAGTACCATCATGACTCCAATTGCACCGTATTCTGCAAATACCTCTATCATAACCGCTTATCCTTCTGTTACTACTCGTACTAATTGCCCATTCCACAATTGGAAAGTAAAGAGGGGCCCCTCTAAAACGGAACTTCATCGTTTCCAGCGTTATCGCTCGCATTGTGCGAGATTTCGCCATTATTAAGACTCTCAAAGAGCCCGACGACGTAGTGATAGTGTTGTTCTTTTCTGGCTTTCGCCTGAAATCCCGTTATATCTTCCATATCTCTATAAATCTTCTGGTAATCCAGTGATTCATCACCCTTAATATAACTATTTATATTGAATCCTGCCACTCATTTCTCCTTATCTTCCTTGTCCCCTATATCTCTTAATATAACGCTTCTTAGAGCCGCTATGGCTATACTTCGTGAGGGTAGAAGAACCCTGTGAGGTCTTCTTCCCCCTTTTCTGGGGTTTGTATTCTGATCTGTTTCCTACCATGTTACCAAAAGCTTATCGTAAAAGCGTCATACTTCCTTTTTAATCAAAATTAAATAAGAAATACTATATGATGCAATAGTAAAGTATCACTTTAACGCTTCTTAGATAAGTACTGTAATAACAAGGGACTAAGGAATTACCAGAAAAATTATAAAAATATATTTTAAAATAAAGCAAGGAATCCTAGGAAATTACTCTAGAATGGGAGTACGAGATATACAGGTTGCTACTCCCCCTTGAATTTCACGGCGTGGGGTGCCTCGCCCGTTCAATTCTAGCGTGGGAGTGATCGCAATCGCAGCCCCCTGCCAACATCTAGGGATGTTTAGATGTGTCTTATTTGTGGATACTATGGCATCCATCCTATATAACCCATAACCACGGAGTACGTGATATGGCTGATAATAAGACTGATAACTTCGTCGATGACGCAGTATTCAGCAACACATCAGCAGGTCGTACCTTCCGAGGAGAGTTCGAACCAGAACGAGATAGAGATGGTAGAATCATCTACACCTCTAATCTCAAGGTTCGCACACTCCAAGTAACCAAGCAGTTCAGACTGGTAATACCAGCTGCATCTGTTGCAAAGATTGCTAAAGCTTCTGCGAAGCTGGATCAACCATTGCAAGTTACGGAAGGTGTCGACTACCGATTGGTAGGAGAGCCCACAGAGTTCAAGGGAACTGATGAGCTTCCTCCATCGGCAGTAGCCTACTACAAGCCTGTTGTCCTCAGGGACAGCATTAGCTGGTAGTAGCCCACCTGCGGGATAGATCATACTGTTGAGCAAGCAACGGTACGTATGATCTATCCTTTTTAGTGTGTTACTATTACTACGCTTGAAAGGGCGTTATAATAGTAACACAGGGTTGATACAGGTATGTATTAACCAAAGATTTCTTAATGCATACTATATTTGATTTGAGTATACGATGGTCAAATATCAAGCCGACGGGTCGCTACTGGAGAATTGTGGATGAACGACAGGGTTTCCACTATGCATTATAAACTATTCCATAAGATACATTTATGCACAACTAAATAGTATCGATTAGCACGAAGCAGGAACAATTGTAAATTGTGTTAACGCTTAGAAGCTGGAGATTCTAAGTATTGAGCAACAGAGCGTCCACGGAGGAGAGATGGATACTATGGGATGCACCATAGTATCATAACCTATCTCTCAAATCTTTAATAACAGATGTGGGATAACAAGGCAAGTTCATAGGGAAAATAGTCGTAGATGATACAGCCCTTATTTGAACTCTTGATAGACACATTACTTGGATTATGAGAGATTGCGAGGGAACTGCAGCCCTAGAAGTTAACCAAACAGCAGTCACGTGAAGCCTTCGGGATGTAAAGCGTGCAATATTGGGAAGTGTTCTGCACTCTGCAGAGGAGGACATCCGATCAGATGATGTGAAGAAGCCCAGCGATTGTAATCTCTCATAGTTCTATAATAAACGGAGGTAAGTATGTATCTTGAATACTTATTAAATATCGGGTTAATAGTGTGCCTGATTAATATCTTGGTATTAATAAAACACTACCGTTCTAGCGGTGCAAGGAGCTCAGGCTCTGGTAAGAATCTAGGCTAAAGATAGTATAAAGCTGAATGTCCACACATTTCAAAAAGGTGGTTCTATCAAATATTATTATAATCTTATTAATGCAGACTGCAGCTCTCTTAATAGATTATGAAGTAGGGTCAGGAACAGACATATTCATCCTAGGCGAACGTCTATGATAGTTCTGGCGATCATTGAATGATATGATGCACTCTACTAAAGCTTAAGGCAGGTGTAATTCTTAAAGCTATTCAACTACGTGACAATATAAGATAAGGGCTCGCAAGGCCAAACTCGATGATATTTAAGTAGCGAGGTTTAAAGATTTGAAGTCATGGTTCACACTGTGTGCATATGGTGACGCCTGCTATTATTTAAAAATGAACAGTTCTTTAATGGCTGATAACCGGGTAATAATAATTTACTGACTATCACTGTTCATTAATTTAGTGAAGAAGAGAATATATCGAGGGTGGTCTGAGGATAAGGCGGCAAGATGATACACTATTATCCCCATAGTGTAGGATAAGCTTGTGTGTAGATATATTCTTTATTATATTTTAAATGAACATTTGACAATTAACATTATATTTGGACGTATGCTAATAATGCCCTTGGAATGGGGGCATAAGCAACACTAATACTGTAAAATCATTGACGGGCTAGTGCCTGAGATGGAGCCTGTGTGCTAAGCTGAGCACGGGACAGAACACCCGCAGGGGTTTATTAGTGGTATGAGAAGTGAAACAACGAATCAGATACTGTTTCAGAACCTCACTCATTGCAGGTGGCCCGAGTACAGGCCAACATCTGAATCCTGTCGTCCAATAATTTTTAGGAGTAATAAATGAAGAGAAGTGGTGAAGACTGGTTAAGACTATTAAAGAAGGATTACAAGTCTTATCTATTACAATTCTGGGGTGCATCTTGTGCTATGTGCCCAGAGAACCGATGCGTTCAATGTGTCGAAGAAAAGAGAATATTAAAAAAAGCACTAGAGAAGAGGATGTATGAGCAAATTTAAAAATGCTAAATATTATAGTGATCGTTTAAATACTGCTATAGGTTATATTTCTGAGTTAAAAGCGAAGGATAGTAACATAAGAGGATTTGAAGACTCTAAAACTATAATAATGTCTATTCTGTTAGATGTTATGAAAAGGATACATAATGACTACAAAGAAGAAGAACAGAAACACAGATAGCCGATATAGGCTACAAACTATTTCCATAAGGGAAATAATCAATAAATACCCAGATAAGTATGTAAATACATATCAAAGGGGTAAACACACTGTACTAACACTGGATACTTGTAAAATAGTATTTAGAAATGATGAAAAGGAGGGCAAATTATGAGTAGCCCAGTATTTTACTCATTCGTAATACTCGTATCATTAATGGGCATCTTCGTAGTGATGACAGCTCATAAAATACACGAGATATGCGACAAAATGAATAAGTTACATCATAGAATAGCTAATCTTGACCATACTTATGGTATGGATGAAAAACATAGATTAGAATTTTATGTTGAAAGTCAAAGCAGACTCGATGCACTTGAGGCAAAGAATAAAATCTTACTTAAGTTTCTTAATACTTCTTGG